TGAAGACCGGTGCTGTTTGGTTCAAAGGTGGCGGCGGAACCAGCCGTGCCGTGCAAATGAGCATCGAGCTGTTAGGTCTGTTAGGCGCTGGTTAGGCCCAAAACCCAGTCCACCACTCATTCCTAACAAACCTAACGGTCCTAACGGATTTTCGGAAGACCCCCTTATAGAGAGGAGTAGTACCCCTTAGTGAGTAGGTACCCCCTTCTCTCACACCTATCTATACCTTTTTCTGTTAGGTCTGTTAGGTAAGGGAGAGAACCCAGTGGTGGCAAGGGGTTTCGGCCTAACAGAGCCCGTTAGGAATGCGTTAGGTCTGTTAGGTTTGTTGCAGGATGGATCACGGCGGAGTAGGGTTGCACTGGCCACACGGCTGCACCATGGACACCATCGACATTCCCGCCAAGCAATCGCCGGTGATCGACCGGCTGCACGACACCCTGGTATTCGCGCGCGCTTATGCCGACGCGATCCGCGACAACGCGCAGGACGATGCCCGCCCCATCCCGCTGGAGCTGGTGGCATCGTTCCAAGCCGACTGCGACCACATCATCAAAGCCCTATCCGAAGCTGCTGCTCAATGAAGATCACCTGCACCCAATCCGACCTCAGCCGTGCGCTGCGCGCTGTGGCGCGTGCTGTCGGCAATGGCAAGACCCATCCGATCCTTTCTGGCGTCCTGCTGAGCGCCGATGCTGGCAAGCTGCAGCTAACCGCCTATGACCTGCAGATCGGCATTCAGTCCACCATCGATGCCATGGTTGACACGCCCGGCGCCACCGTCGTGCCATACCGACTGCTGGCGGACATCACAGGGCGCCTCGACGGCGGCAGCGTGGTCTCCTTGACCGTTGACGGTGATCGCGTCGCACTGGCCACCGCAGGGGGCTCCTACAGCCTCTCGGCGGCCTCTGCGGATGATTTCCCCGGCTTGCCCGCAGTGGACGCTGCTGAGGGCTCTGCGATCGACCTGGCGGCGCCTCTGGCTGCTGTGCTGGTGGCAGCAAGCACCGATGAATCGAAGCAGGTGCTCACGGGCATTCACCTGATCTCCGATGGCAAGGAGCTGCGCATTGAAGCCACAGATGGCCACCGGCTCGCATCGCGCACGCTGACCTGCAATGCGCCGGACATGGATGTAGTGATCCCTGCTCGAGCGATGGCGCAGGTGCGGCACCCTGCATCATTCGCCGTTGATGGCGGGCATGTGGCCATCCAGCTGGACGGTGCCACGCGCATGATCACGCGCACGCTCGATGGCACCTACCCATCAGTGCAGCAGCTGATCCCTGCCACCTTTAAGGCCAGCGCCACATGCAACCGCGAGGCATTGCTCGCGGCATTGGAGCGGATCGCGTGCGTTTCACCCAATGACATCGTGCGACTGACCGTCAAGGCCGGCGCCATTGAAGTGACCGCCGAATCAGAGTCCAGCAGCGGCACTGAGTCCGTCGCATGTGATGGCAAGCTGCCGCAGCTGGCCGTCAACGTCCATTACCTTATGGATGGACTGAAGGGATACACTGACACTATGATTACCATTCAGGCCAACACATCTACCTCGCCTGTCGTCATCGGCCAGACTTATCTGGTGATGCCAGTCCAAATCCGGGAGTAATGCGTGGCAAAGAAGAGCACCAACGTCGAGATTGATGAGCGGGTTAATACCGTTTACGATCTCTTGTTGCGTGCTCACAGCAGGACACAGATCCTGCGATACGCGGCGGATACGTGGGGTTGCGGCGAGCGCACCGCAGAGACTTACATGTCTCGCGCTCGCCAACTCATGGCGCTGGATGCAGAGCTGGAGCGACCGCAGTGGCTTGCTGCTGCTGTCGCTCGATTGCAGGATTACGAACGCGAAGCACGCGCTAGGGGGAACCTCAGCATTGCAATCAAAGCGCTAGAAGACCAAGCCAAGCTGCTGCGGTTTGAGATGTCATGAGCCTGCTTGCGGGCATTTGCGACAACGCGCCGCTGCTGTCATTCATGCAGCAGCAGACGCCCGAGGACACCGCTGACCTACTGACCCGCATCCGCAGCGACCTCCACCCTGGCCAACTTGCGTTTGTGGATGACACCGCAACGCAGATCCTTGGCATCAGTGCTGGCTATGGCGCTGGCAAGACCAGGGCACTATGCGCCAAAGCTGTGATGCTGGCGGCAGTCAATCAGGGCTTCATTGGTTGCGTGATGGAGCCGACCGGACCGCTGATCCGGGACATTTGGCAGACGGACTTCGAGGCATTCCTTGAGGCGTACGACATCCCGTACACGTTCAGGGCATCACCGCTGCCGGAGTACATGCTGCACCTGCCAGGCGGCGATACCAAGATTCTGTGTCGCAGCTTTGAGAACTGGTCGCGCATCATCGGTCTTAACCTTGCCTGGGTGCTGGCGGATGAGATCGACACCGTAACGCCAAGCATTGCTAACAAGGCATTCCCTAAGATCCTCGGCCGCTTGCGATCAGGCAATGTGCGGCAGTTTGGCGCGGCATCGACGCCAGAAGGGTTCCGGTGGATGTGGAACACATTCGGCAGCGATGATGCCAAACAGCGGCCAGACCGGCAGCTAATCAAAATGCGCACGGCAGACAACCCGCACCTGCCGCCGGACTTCATCGAGCGGCTGGAGGCCAACTACGACCCGAGCCTGCTGCGGGCGTACCTCGACGGCGAGTTCGTCAACCTGACCACTGGGCAGGTATATGACCGGTTTGACCGGGCGAAGCATGTCACCACCGCTGTGCCAGACATCACCCGCGAGCCGATCCGCGTTGGTATTGACTTCAACGTTGGCAACATGTCTGCGGTGATCGCTGTGCGGCTGAACAACGGCCTGCTGGTGATTGACGAGATTGCCGGTGCGCACGACACCGACGCTCTGGCCCAGGAAATCCGCCGCCGGCACCCGCAGCAGCAGATCTACGTCTATCCCGATGCCAGCGGTGGCAGCCGCAGCACCAACGCAAGCCAGACCGACATCCAGATCCTGGAGTCCTACGGCATGTCAAACCAGTCACCACGCAGCAACCCGCCAGTGCGTGATCGGGTAGCAGCCGTGCAGGCACTGCTGGAGAACGGCAAAGGGCAGGTGCGGTTGCAGGTGGCGCAGGGCTGCAAACGCGTGATTGAGTGCCTGGAGCTGCAGTGCTACAGCGACAAGGGCGAGCCCGACAAGGATGCAGGGTTCGATCACATGAACGACGCGCTCGGCTACCTGGTGTGGCGCGAGTTCAACCCACTGCACGCTGGCGCTGGCCGCAGCACTGGCATCAGGCTCTATTGAGGTTTGCAACAACGGCGCACCACGGCTGATCACGGTGTAGGATCAGTGCATCGGGGGCAACGGTCCTCCGGCAATCAGATCCCACCCATGGCCCGTCAATCCATCACCGCCAACATGACCGCCGCCGAGCTGGCAGCATGGAAGGCAAGCAACCTTGCCCAACCCGCCAAAGTGGTCATCCTCGAGCCCATCGCTAAGCCTGCTCGCAAGTCGCAGCGTCAAGAGTGGCAAGAGTTCCGTAATGAGGCCCTTGACATGATTGAAGCTGCCAAGCGCGAGCGCCATTTCCACATCCTGCCGCAACTGTTGCAGCGCTTGAACACTGCCAACGAAATGCTGACTAACCGTGCTATTGCCTGATTGCGCCGACTGCGGCGGTCCCATTGGTCAAGACCAAGGACCGCCTGACGGTTGGCAACTTGAAGACGGCAGAACTGTCTGCCAATCCTGCTGCATCTCAGATCTCCTCTCCTTCATCAACCATGATCTACGCCGTTGGCGTCAGCATGGGCCGTGATCAGGTCGTGCAAGCGCATCACAACCACCCGGCCTGTCATCAATGACTAAAGCCGTAAACTGACGGCATTGTCAGCAGCTAGCGGTCGTGTATAGCGGGTACAACTTTTACGACCGTCCGCTTGCGCAGCGCACCGTATCTAGGGTTAATGACCCCAATACAAGCTGGTATGCGCAAGAGCCGCATTGGATCCTGATTGAGGACCTGCTTGGCGGCACCTATGGGATGCGCAAAAAGCATCGCCGCTATCTGCCGCAAGAGCCACGCGAGCTGGACGAGTCCTACGACAACCGCCTAGCTCGTAGCGTTTGCCCGCCGTATTACATCCGCCTTGAGCGCATGCTGGCCGGCATGCTGACCCGCAAGCCCGTCCGGCTGGATGACACCGCTGACATCATCCGCGAACAGCTATTTGACGTAGACCTGCAAGGCAATGACCTCAACGTGTGGACCTATGAGGCAGCCCGCAAGATGGTCCGCTATGGCCACATTGGTACGTTGGTGGATGCACCAGCTAATGGGGGTCGACCCTATTGGGTGACGTATACACCTAGGCAGATCCTTGGCTGGCGCACCGAAACGCAAGAGGGCAAGCAGGTGCTGACGCAGCTGCGGCTGGCGGAAGTGGTCACGGTGCCTGATGGCGAGTTTGGCGAAAAGGCAGTCGAGCAGGTTCGTGTGCTGACGCCTGGCGAGTACCGCATCCACCGCAAGGCCGACAGTGGTGAGTTTACCGTCGTTGATGAAGGCCGCACCAGCCTTAATCAGATCCCGTTCACCATTGCCTACGCGCAGCGGCAAGGTTTCATGGAGTCACGCCCACCGCTTGAGGACATCGCCGAGCTGAACCTGAAGACCTACCAAGTGCAGTCGGACCTCGACAACCAACTGCACATCTCGGCGGTGCCGATGCTGGCGTTCTACGGGTTCCCATCAAGCGCCGAGGAGGTATCAGCAGGACCGGGCGAGGCGATCGCGTTCCCGGCTGAAGGACGCGCTGAATACATCGAGCCGGCAGGCAAGAGCTTCGAGTCGCAGTTCCGCAGGCTTGAGCAGCTTGCGATGCAGATCAACGAGTTGGGCCTGTCAGCAGTGCTAGGTCAGAAGCTGAGCGCCGAGACCGCTGAGGCAAAGCGCATCGACCGCAGCCAAGGCGACAGCACCATGATGGTGATCGCGCAGAACATGCAAGACATGATCGACAACTGCCTGCAGTGGCACGCCACCTACCTGGGCAATGCCGCAGCCGCAGGCAGCAGCTACGTCAACCGCGACTTCCTTGGTGCACGCCTTGAACCGCAGGACATCCAAGCACTGCTAGCGCTTTACACCGCTGGCACCATCAGCCAGGAAACCCTACTCCGCGAGCTGGCCGAAGGCGACGTGCTAGGCGATAACTTTGATGTGGATGAAGAGCTGGAGGCGACCTCTAATGCAGGCCTTGATCTACAATCTGCTGGACCGGCTGACAGACTGGCTAGTGGACCTGATGATATGGATGGAGCCGAAGAAACCGAGGAAGCAAGAACTTGATTACACCGTTTGCGACCTGCCTGATGAGGTGCTAGCTGTCATCCGGCTGACATGGTACAAAGACGGCAAGGCCGATGAAGTGGATGAGCTGCGCATCATGGAAGACGGCCAGAATGGTTACGACGCCTTCGCTGCAGCAGTGCAGGGCGCATTAACCCGTGGCGCCAATGTAAGCATTAGGTCGCAATATCGCCCTGAGCAACTTGGTGTCATCTAATGGCTACACCAGAAGCGCTATATCGAAATGCCATTGACCTGAATAGGTTTAGCAATAGCGTTGCGCGGCGCATCATCAATGCCTACAACGACATCATCATTGATGCAGTTAATCAACTGCGCACCATTGACGAATTAACCGCACCGGTCAAAGCTGCCAGGTTGCGAGCGATCTTGGCGCAGCTAAAGGACAGCCTGGCTACATGGGCTGGTGATGCAACGGAGATCACAGCGACCGAGCTGCAAGGCATCGCGCAATTGCAGTCTGAGTTTGTGACTGATCAACTGCGGCGTGCATTGCCTGCTGGCGCTCGCGATGCAGTGCGCACCGTTGAAATCAGTCCGCAGTTTGCGCAGTCGGTGGTCACGACCGATCCAACGCAGATCAACGTGGTCGCGCTGAGTGATGATCTATTCGCTGCAGTGCAAGGCGCCCCGGCTACGTTTAATCTGACCGCTGCGCAGGGTGCCACGATCACATTGCCAAATGGCGAGGTAGTCACCAAGGCGTTCCGTGGCATTGCTGTAGACCAAGCCGAGCGGTTCAGCCAGGTGGTACGGCAGGGGCTGCTGACTGGCGAGCCGACGCCTGCTATTGCCAAACGGCTGATCGGCAGCCTGCAATTTGGCGAGGAAGCGAAGACCGTTAGGCAGCTCATCGCTGCAGGCGGGCAGGCAACAGCAGTGGCAGACAATCAAGTCATCGCCCTGATACGCACCAGCATCAACCAGGTTGCCAATACCGCCAGCCAGCAGGTCTATGAGGCGAATCAGGACATCACACCGCGGTATCGGTACGTCGCCACGCTTGATACCCGCACCAGCGCGATCTGTCGGGCGCTTGATGGCCGTGAGTTTGAATACGGCAAAGGACCAACGCCGCCGCAGCATTTCAATTGCCGCAGCACCACCGTGCCGGTCATTGATTACAAAGAACTAGGGTTCACGCCACCGCCAGCAGGCACACGCGCCAGCGCTGATGGGCAGGTGCCGGTCAATACCACATACGGCAAATGGCTGTACGACAAGATGCCAGGCGAATCCAAAGCAGATGTGCTAGCCCGTCAGCAGCAGGCGCTGGGCAGCAAGGCTCCCTACTTCCGCAGGCTGGCGGACAAGTATGGCGCTGATGCCGCCATCGCCAAGCTGGTACGCGATGACGGGTCAGAGTTAACCTTAGAGCAACTCCGCAAACGATATGGACCTGCCTAACCTGCGGCATTTTCGCAACGAGGGACTGTTTACGGTCAGCTCAGATCCTGTTGAAGCATTGGCCGGTGAGGCATGGGTGCCAGCGATCTATACCGACAAAGGATGGGCGACAGCAGATGGCGCTAGCCTGCTGGTAGGCATTGAGGAATGGCGGCATGGCAAAGAAGCCGACCAAGGCGGACAAGAAAGTCGCCAAGGTGATGGGCGAGTTCAAGCGGGAGACGCTGCAAAGCGGCAAGCCAGGCCCCGGCAAGGGGCCAAAGGTCAAAAGCCGCAAGCAGGCAATAGCCATTGCTCTATCTGAAGCCGGTAAAGCCCGCAAACCCAAAGGTAAGAAGTGATGCCTAAGTACACCGGACCAGCCAAGCCGCAAAAGCCCATGCCCAAGAAGGGAGGCAAGAAGAAATGAAACGCGGCGACCGGGTTAGCTGGAGCTACCAAGGCGCGCGCACGTTTGGCGTGATCACCAGCATTGGCGGCGAGCGGGAGACCATACCAACGCAAGGCGGCGGTAGCGTCACCCGCGTTGGCAGCATGGACGATCCGATCGTACGAATCAAATCCGAGTCAACCGGCAACGCGGTCATTAAAAAGCGGTCAGAGCTGAAACTTGCACCACGGCGATGATCACCTACCGCGGCGAGCAGTTTGAGGATTACAACAAACCCAAACGTACGCCAAACCATCCGACCAAATCGCATGCGGTGCTAGCCAAAGAAGGCGAGACCGTCAAGCTGATCCGATTTGGGCAGCAAGGCGTTAGCGGTAGCCCAGCGCGCAAAGGTGAATCAGACGCGGACAAAGCTAGGCGTGCATCATTTAAGGCAAGACACGCCAGTAACATTGCTCGCGGGAAGATGTCTCCAGCGTTTTGGGCGGACAAGGTGAAGTGGTAGCCGCTTCCTGCCGGTGAATCCAGTCCTTTAACTCTGAAACGTACCACCGCAAGTCTTGCGCTTTGGCTGCATGCCAGCCGTTGCCGGTGCTGCGGTACAGCTGCTCATGGCGATCTACTGCATCGAGACACTGCTTAATCAGCAGATTCCATGGCTCACGGATTGGTGTGTCCCATTCACGCTTTGACACGATCACCACGCGCCATTACGATGGCAGCGTAATTAAGCCTGCGGCTTATCCATGTCTGATGAAACACAAACCCAGGAGCCTGCGGCTGTTGGGGGCGACAACAACGACGCATTGCAACGCAGTGTAGAGGCGCTTGAGCGCAAGAATAAAGAGCTGATCGCTGAGCTACGCGCTGCCAAGAAAGCGCCAGCGTTGCCAGATGGCGTTGATGTCAATGAGCTATTGGAGTTCAAGCGCAATCACGAGCAACAGCAGCTTGAATCACAAGGCAAATACCAAGAAGCGCGACAGGCTCTGGAGCAACAGTTCCGTGAGGCGACGACGGAGAAGGACCAGCGCATTGCCACACTTGAAGCGCGAGTCCGCGAACTGGAGCTCGTTACACCAGCAGTAACGGCACTAGCTGATATCGTGCACGACCCCGACATGGTGCTAAAGACCAAGCTGAGCGCCGATCAAATCGAGCGTGATGCTGATGGCACCGTGGTAGTGGTTGACGGCTACCAGCGCACGCCCGTCAGCGAATGGGCCAAGACGCTGCCGGCATGGATGCAGAAGCAACCCAAGCCACAAGGTAGTGGCGCACCATCAGCTGGCGCCAGCACTGGCGGCATTCCGGCAGGCATGGCGAACCCATTCAGCCGTGATTCATTCAATCTGACTGAGCAAGCGCGACTGTTTCGTACAGATCGAGACCTTTATGATCGCATGAAGGCGGCGGCCAACCGTTAAGCTATTCGCAACCGGCTGCGCTGGTGCTTCGGGCTGCGCCCACACCGTAAACCATTTCCCCGAGATGAATCATGGCGACTCTTCGCTCTGACATCATCATCCCAGAGGTTTTTACGCCTTACGTCATCGAGCAAACCACGCAGCGTGATGCCTTTCTGGCTAGCGGTGTGGTCCAGCCGATGGCTGAGCTGAATGCAACTGAGGGTGGTGATTTTATCAACGTCCCCTTCTGGAAGGCCAACCTTTCCGGCGACTTCGAGGTGCTGACTGACAGCACTTCGCTGACACCCGGCAAGATCACTGCTGACAAGCAAGTCGGCGTCATCCTGCACCGTGGCCGTGCCTTTGAGTCACGCGACTTGGCAGCCCTTGCTGCTGGCGCTGACCCCATGGCTGCTATCGGCGCCAAGATCGCTGATTACGTTGCCAACCAGCGCCAAAAGGACCTTTTGTCCTGCCTCGGCGGTGTGTTCGGCAGCCTGGGCTCCACCTCCAGCTCTGCTGCTTTCTTTGGCCTGACCATTGACGGCGAGTCTGGTGATACCCCCACCACGCTGAGCCCCCGTCACGTTGCCGAAGCCCGCAGCCTGCTGGGTGATCAAGGCGACAAGCTGACCGCTATTGCCATGCACTCAAAGGTCTATTACGACTTGGTTGAGCGCAAGGCAATTGACTATGTGACCGAGACAGACGCACGTCTGACCTCTAGCGTCACTGACTTCGTCGGCGGCAGCATTGCTGGCGCTTATGGACCCGTTAGCGTGCCGACCTACATGGGTCTGCGCGTGATCGTGTCTGACGATGTCCAGACCGACGGCAGCGGCAGCTCGACTGAGTACGCCACCTACTTCTTCACCCAGGGTGCTGTTGCTTCCGGCGAACAGCTGGCAATGCAGACCGAAACCGATCGTGACATCCTCGCTAAGAGTGATGCCATGTCGATCGACCTGCACTACTGCTACCACCCCGTTGGTGCCAAGTGGGGCGTGACTACCGTCAACCCGACCCGCGCTCAGCTCGAGACGGTTGGCAACTGGTCGAAGGTGTACGAGCTGAAGAACCTCGGCATCGTGCGTGCCACCAACACCTCCAACTTCGATTGAGGTAACTAACCATGGCACAACCTTCCCAGTTTGAACTGTCTACAGAGCAGTACATCGTTGCTGACCACTACATCGCCTCTTCGGTGGCTGATGTGCAGTTCTTCACCGCTCCGGTGAAGTGTCAAGTGGTCACCATCCGCGAGGTGCATGCCACCGCCGGCAGTGACGGCTCTGCTGTTTCTGGCACGATCCGTCGTTGCCAAGGCACCGAGGCTGCCACTGCTGGTGATGACCTGCTCGGTTCCACCAAGATCGACTTCAAGGGCACTGCTCTGACTGAGCAGAAGTTCGATGCTGCCGATTCTGGTGAACTGACCAGCACCACCGCCAACCTGACCCTGGAGGCTGGCGACCGCCTGTCTCTGGACGTCACCGGCACCACCACCGCTCTGGCTGGTGTGATTATCACCGTGCTGCTCAAGCGCGTCTGATGGGGCTGTTCGCTTTCCGGCGACTGCGTGAAGCTGAGGCTGCCTCTTCGGAGGTGGCCTCTCT